GACAGAACTAACAATGGAAAGATTTCTAAGGTGGAGGATATTACCTCGTCTTATGATGCTGATGATGTCCATATCAGCATGGCGAGTAGTGGAATGGTTTATGCTCCTGCCGGATCCGACGACACAGCAGTCGGCACTGGTGAGTGTAGTCACGGGGGCCATGACAGGTGCATTTGCGGTATGGCTGAACACGGAAAAGGATTAGAGACATGAGACGACCTAGAGCAGCGCAGTTTGGAAAAGATATTGGCGTCTCGACTAGCGAGGCAAAACAGCTTATAAATGAAGGTAGAAAACGTCAAGACGGTGGTTCCGCTACTTTGGAGAATAACATGAACCGAATGAAGTATGAAAAGGGTGGAGTAAAAGCTCTAAAGCAAGCGCAGGCTGAAAGAGATGCGGATAGACTGGTCTATGAGGACACTTTTATAAATACGGATCGATCAGTTAGTGATCCTCGTCCTACTCTTGAGGATCAAGAAAGAGATAAAAAGTACCGGGATCGTACATCTCCTATGAAAAGCTCTATTCTAAAAGAAGCTTATCCAGAAGAAGTAGAAAAGTACATGAAGGGTAAGGGAAAGAAAAAAGAACGTAAGGCTGCTATGGGTACGTATGTCTCAGCTTCTGATGGCAAGTATATGTCGTGCCGTGGTATGGGTGCCGCTGTTCAAGGCGGCAAATTTACAGGGACAAAGTAAATGGATAGTCGCTTTGATGCCTATGGTGATACTTCTGCTCTTGCTGACGCTGACGCTAACGATGGTTTTTCAAACGCTAGCGTAGTAGGTGGTGATAATCGTAATGATGAGCCTACACTTAATATGGGTCAGTCTTTAGGTGGCGGACGTTTTGTCGGTAATCAGACCGCATACAATCAAGCAACCTATGGTCAAAACACTCGCCCGTCTTATTCTCAAAAAAATCTAAGCCCAACACAGCGTAATAATTTAATGCAGCAGATGGGCATCACTATGGATAACCCTTATGGGTTCCAAAACAGATTTAGTGATGCTCTTGGTATAGATCCTAAAAATCTAAGCTACGCGAATATTATGAGTCCTGAAGTCCGTCAGGGTATAATGCAGCTTACCTTGGATCGTTATTTAGATCCTAACTTAAGCGCTGTATCAAACCCCAATGATCAGCTTCGTCCTGGTATGCGAGAGGGTGATATAACCAGATTTGGTACGGTAGAATCTGTTCCTAAAGAAGACATGAACACATTAGAGAAGTTATTTTCAAACAATATGTTTGGAGGCATGCTTGGTATTGGTAAAGAACTTGTTTTAACTGAAAAGCCGGGAGATATTCCTGCTTCCGCTTCTGTTGCAGGAGAAGATCCGCGTTACACACCTAGCGGTGGTTTTAAGGTAGATGTGCCGGGCGGTATAGCTAACTATGTAGCTAGCGTAAGGGAAAAGTTTAATAGACCCCCAGAGTTTGATGTTAGCATGGACGCCGATGCAACTGTTAGTTACACACCTGGACAACAAAATCCTTTTGCCGATGCAAATCTTGGTATAAACAGAGATAAAGAAGCTCGTACTTCAAGTATGGTGTCCGACATGACAAATTACTTTGCGCCTAATCTTAATACGGGAAGACCTCGCGTTAATATTTCAAGCAGTACAGATAGATCGTCCGCGCCTCTCAATGACATGACTCTTAAATCTAACAATGTTATGACAACTCCCCCACAAGACGTTGTACCCGAATTTTATAATCCTAGAAGTGACCGCTCTGCGTTTATGCTAGATGCGTTGGAAGAGTTTGACAGAGGGGCGCAAGTAGAGCCTGTTGGTATTGCGAGTGTAGCCCGGTCTTCTAATAAAGAGCCCTTTAATCTTATGGACTTAGGTAATACGTCTTTATTAGGGACAAGAGTTCCTACAAATAATAAACCACAGGCTAATTCATACTTTGACAGGCTTTTAGCTGATTCACTAACGGGAGCTAGAAGATGAGAATAGAAATTAAACTAATTCCTGACGGAATGGATTTGTCTAAAGCAATTCAAGACGGGATGCCTGTAGATAAAATGCAAGACGAATGTCCTATTGCGACGCAGGATGCGGATACTAACCAAGAAAATAGACAGTACGCGATCAAAGATCATCAATACGGCTCGGCTGTAAACCCAGATGAGTCTTGTGGTGTGTGCTCTTATTACAACATTACCCCCGAAATGCAACACTGTATAAAAGATGAAAGCGGCGAAACAGGATACTGTCAGTTGCTAAAGTTTGTTTGTAGTGCTAGTAATAGTTGCTCTGCCTGGGAAGCAGGTGGCCCAATGGGTCACTCCCCTTGCGATTGTCAGGATACACATTGCGACTGTGAGTAGTTAATGGATGTATTAAATTTTATTACTCAATACCAGAAGGTATTGAATAATCGTATAGAGGACATTAGTCTGTCTATAACGAGTGGTAGTGTTTCCGATTGGGAGGACTACCGAGCAAGAGTTGGTGAAATACAGGGTGTCACCTATGCTCTTGATGAACTCAAGGCCCTGCTGAAAAAGGTAAGTTATGTCGAAGACACTGATAGTACCTGACTACGTATTAGCCTCACGCCAGGCGAAAAAAAAGGCTGAAGAAAAAGCTCAAGAAAAATCTTTAACAGAACGAATTCCGCAACCAACGGGTTGGCGGATTCTTGTCATGCCGTATAAAGGTCGTGAAAAAACTGAGGCTGGGGTTTATGTACCAGATCAAGCACGAGACCGAGAATCACGAGCTACTGTTGTAGCTTACGTGGTCAAGGTCGGACCCTTGGCTTATAAGGATGCCGACAAGTTTGGTGGTGGTGATCCTTGGTGCCAAGAAGGTGATTGGGTTTGCATAGGTCGATATGCAGGATCTCGCTTTAACATCGAAGGTGGTGAGGTTCGTATTATTAATGACGACGAAGTTATTGCGACCATTGTTGACCCTGATGACATTAAGACATACGGAGCGTAGCTATGGAAAATAATGTGGCGGAAGCTGTTGAAGAAAAAGAAATAGAAATTGTTGAGGAAGAAGATTCTCAACAATCTGAAAACTCTGAGCAGGACAATACAAGTCCCGAAGAATCTACAGATACCGAAACTCAAACAAAAGACGAAGAGTTAGACGACTATTCAAGATCTGTGCGTCAGAGAATAAGTAAAATAACTCATAAATATCGTGAGGAAGAGTCTGCACGTAAATATGCTGAGGCTTTTGCAGAAGACGTAAAGAAACAGAATGAAGATTTGAGGCGTAAAGTAGAAGAATTGAACGCCGTTAATATCGGAGAAATGGGAAGTAGAGTAGAGTCTCAGATTGAGTCTGCTAAACAAAATTACCAAAAAGCTTTCGACGAGGGTGATTCGGAAGCTATGTTTGAATCACAAAAAGTTTTAAGTAAACTTGCGTTAGATCAAGCACAGGTAGAACATTCAACTAAACTTCGAGAAAGTAAAAAAGAAGCTCCTGTTGATATTCAAGTCCCCCCAGCGCCAGCACCAGCACCAGCACCAGCACCCGACCCTAAAGCGGAAGGGTGGGCAGCTAAAAATGATTGGTTTGGTCAGGATCAAACAATGACCTATGCTGCTTTTGGGATACATAGGCAATTAATTGAGGATGAAGGATTTGACCCAACGTCCGATGAGTACTATACTGAGCTAGACAAACGAGTCCGTGTTGAATTTCCTCATAAGTTTAATGAGGTCAAGCGAGACTCAGGACCCAGAGTCGCTTCTGCTGAGTCCAGTGCTTCCAATGCACCGTCATCTAAGACGCGCAGAACAGTCAAGTTAACTTCTTCGCAGATTGCTATTGCGAAACGGTTGAATGTTCCGCTTGAAGAATATGCAAAATATGTCAAGGAGTAAGAAATGACTGTATCTACATCAAGAACGCCACGCGAAGCGTCAACTCGCGCAAAGACCCAGCGGCGTAAGCCTTGGGCTCCACCTTCTAAGCTAGAGGCTCCTAAAGCCCCGGCTGGATACACACATCGTTGGATTCGCACCTCTCTTCGAGGTGAGGACGATAAGATAAATGTATCCTCAAAGTTGAGAGAAGGATGGGAACCTGTTCGTGCTGATGAATATCCGGACATGGAAGGAAGATATCCTACCATTGAAGATGGTCAGCATGCAGGAGTAATTGGGGTAGGAGGGCTCATGCTAGCTCGTATTCCAGAAGAGACCGTCCAAGAGAGAACTGAATATTTCCGGGAGCAGACCCGTACACAAATGGACGCAGTTGATCAAAACCTGATGAGGGAACAACATCCCTCAATGCCTATTCATACGGATAGGCAAAGTCGTGTAACATTTGGTGGTGATAAATAACCACTTAACTTAGAGAGAAAGGTAGCATTATGGCAAACGTCAATGTTGCGTTCGGCTTAAAGCCGATCAATACCGCAGGTAGCACACCAGCTACAGGCGGAACTAATGCATACCACATCGCTAGTAACGCGTCTGCAATCTATCAGGGTTCTGCGGTAAAGGCAGTAAACGGTGGCTCAATTGCCATTGGTTCTGCATCCGGAGACACTGTAGCATTTGTGGGTGTGTTTCAAGGCTGTGAGTATGTATCTTCAACCACGGGTAAAAAAGTTTTTTCAAACTTTTGGCCTGGTTCAGGTGCTGACACTAACTTCGATATTATCGGGTTTGTGTACGATAACCCCCTTCAGCGTTTTGTAGTATGTACAGACGCCACCTTCACAAATCAAGCGACTGCTGAAGCGGCCATCTTTGAGAACTCGATGTTCAATAGTGGTGCTGGCGGAAGCACAACAACAGGTATTTCCAGCGCTCAGTTGGATGTAGCTACTTTGGATTCATCAAACGCATCCCTTCCACTAAAAATTGTTGGTATTCTGGATGATGTGGACAATGAAGACTACACCGCTGCGGGACTTCCTGTGATTGTGATGATCAACAACCATGCACTGCTTCAGGCTGATTCTGAAGCGGCAATTTCATAGGGAGGCTAACTAATGGCTATTTCTCGCGCACAACTCGCCAAAGAACTAGAGCCGGGTCTTAACGCTCTCTTTGGTATGGAATACACCCGTTACGAGAATCAGCATTCTGAGATCTTCGATACCGAGTCATCTGACCGGGCGTTTGAAGAAGAGGTAATGTTATCTGGTTTCGGCGCTGCACCTGTAAAGGGTGAAGGCACAGGCGTCTCATACGACGACGCTAACGAGGCATACACTGCACGTTATAACCACGAGACTGTGGCTATGGCATTTTCTATCACCGAAGAAGCAGTAGAAGACAATCTTTATGATCGTCTTGCCTCTCGCTATACTCGTGCTCTTGCACGTTCTATGGCGCACACGAAGCAGGTGAAAGCTGCGTCTGTACTTAACAACGCATTTAGTGCTGGCGCATTTGCTGGTGGTGATGGTGTTGCTCTTTGTGACGCATCACACCCACTGACTTCTGGTGGAACTTTTGCTAACGAGCCATCAACTGCTGCTGATTTGAACGAAACATCTCTCGAAGATGCTTTGATCAACATCGCTGGTTTTGTTGATGAGCGTGGGTTGATTGTCGCTCTTCGCGGCTTGAAGCTTATCGTGCCTCGTCAGCTACAGTTCGTAGCAGAGCGCTTGATGGTTTCTAACCTCCGCGTCGGCACTGCTGACAACGATGTAAATGCTCTCAAGTCAATGGGTATGCTTCCACAAGGTTACGTGGTGAATGACTTCTTGACTGACACGGATGCATTTTTCATTAAGACAGATGCACCAAACGGTCTGAAGCACTTCGAGCGTATGGCACTTTCTACAAACATGGACCCAGATTTCGATACTGGCAACATGCGCTTCAAGGCTCGTGAGCGTTACAGCTTCGGCTTTAGCGATCCACGCGCTGTGTTCGGTTCACCGGGCGCCTAGTGAAGACACAAAGATAATTAAAGG